AAGTAGTCGATGAACACTACAAAACGTTAGCTAAAACCGACATTGTTGAAGTAGATGAAATTGATAGACGGCAAAATATATGCAACACATGCGATAACAAAACACAGCATTTTGCTTTAGATATCTGTAAAAGTTGTTATTGTTTTATCAAACTAAAAACAGCACTTAAAGGTGCTACTTGCCCATTAGATAAGTGGTAATTAAATGAAAACTACACACGAAGCAGAACAAATAGGTGACACAATCATCTGTAAACATGAAATAGAAATATTGTGTAATCATTGTAATGACCCTGTTAGTGCGCATGAGGAAAGCACTGGAACTTGTACAAATTGCGGAGAGTCTTGGGAGCCGCGACAATCGACTTCAATTTGGGCTACATCAGTACCACAAGCTGGGGTTAAGACACTAGGAGAATAATATGCGTAAGATTAAGAATGCTTGTATTTGGGTTTGGACTAAAATAAAACAAGCAACAGTGTGGGTAGTATCTAAGTTTGTTAATGTGTGTAAGTGTGAAAAATAAGGAGGGATTATGGCTCTACTTAACGCACTTATTGGCCCTGTTACAGGACTTTTAGACAAGTTTGTTGAAGATAAAGATCAGAAAGCAGCGTTAGCACATGAAATTTCTACGATGGCAGACAGGCATGCACAGCAACTTGCCCTTGCACAAGTTGAAGTTAACAAAGCTGAAGCAGCTAGTAACTCGGTTTGGAAGGGCGGTTGGAGACCATTTGTGGGTTGGGTGTGCGGCGCTGCCTTTGCTTATCATTTTGTGCTCCAGCCTCTGGCTATTTTTGGTCTCGCTGCCTATGGTATGGAGGTACCTCCTCTACCTAATTTCGACATGGGTCAATTAATGACTGTGTTAATGGGTATGCTAGGACTCGGTGGGCTTCGTAGCTTTGAAAAATACAAACATGTGGCGAAATAATGGCTAAACTAACTATTGGTGAACGTGCCCACAAATTACGTATTAAAAAGAAAACAAGCGACGGTAGCTCTCCGTTTTCTAGACCGCGTAATAAACATGACAAAAGAAATTTTAAAAAATATAGGGGTCAGGGTAGATGAGCTTCAAGCTGTCTGAAAGAAGTTTAAGCAGGTTAAAAGGTCTGGACCCTAAACTTATTGATGTAGTAAAAAAAGCCATAACCATAACAAAAATAGATTTTGGGGTTTCGGAAGGTTTAAGAACTTTAGAGCGTCAAAAAGAGTTGGTGGCTAAAGGTGCTAGTCAAACTTTACGAAGCAAACACATAGGCGGAAAAGCGGTTGATTTGGTAGCTTACATAGGACCAAGAGTTAGTTGGGAATTAAACTTATATGACGACATAGCGGATGCTATGCGTCAGGCGGCTAAAGAATTAAATGTTGAATTACGTTGGGGTGCAGCGTGGCATCGCAACCTAACTGATTCTGATATTACCGCTGAAGAACTAATGCATGAATATATAGATTTACGTCGTTCACAGAATAGAAGACCCTTTGTAGACGCTCCTCATTTCGAACTTGCATAAAAAACTATCTTATCTTGTATAAGATATGATAAGATAATCTACGATTTTATTAGATAATATGCGAGGTGAGATGGATGAGATATATGTAGCGGAAGCAGTGTTTAGAATTATTCGTGATCGACGCGCTGGAATTGTAGATTTATTGCAATACGGCAACGTTAAATCAATGGAACAATATCGTGAACTTATGGGAAACATGGATTCCTTAAATCACGTAGAACAGGAACTCAAGGGCCTGCTAGAAAAACAGGAGCAATCTGATGACTGAAGAAGTAAAGCAAGAAGCAACGCCTAACTTGGCGGATGCTTACAGTGATAAACCCGTTTTAAATCCAGAATTAATAAACAAGTCGTTGTTGGAGCGCATGCCGCAACCAACCGGATGGCGCATATTAATTCTTCCTTATAAAGGCAAAGCTAAGACAGAAAGCGGTATTTTCTTACCGGACGAGGTTCAAGAGAAAAAACAAATATCTACGCAAGTAGGATATGTGTTGAAAGTCGGTCCTTTAGCTTACAGAGATCAAGAAAAATTTCCATCAGGCCCGTGGTGCCAAGAAAAACAATGGGTGATGTTTGCCCGTTATGCTGGTTCGCGGTTTCAAATAGACGGTGGAGAAGTAAGAGTTCTTAATGACGATGAGATTCTTGCAACAATACTTGATCCAGAAGACGTTCATCATTTATAAGGAGTAGATAATGGTTGAAAATGAAGAAAAAGAGTTTGAAGTAGAAGAGGAACCGAGTACTGAGGTTGAAGTTCCTGAACAAGAAGATGATTCAGTAGAAGCGTCGGATAATACCAATGATTCCGACGACCAGTTTAAGAAAGCGGAATCTGCGACACAAAAACGTATAGACCGCTTGACTAAAAAAATGCGGGAGGCTGAACGACGAGAGCAAGAAGCAATTAATTATGCTCGAAACGTACAGACAGAGGCCGAACAGTTAAAACAACGCATGAATAACTTAGACAGCAGTTATGTTTCTGAGTTTAGTACGCGAGTTACCGCTCAAATGGATCAAGCGGAAAATGAGTTAGCTCGTGCTATGGAGCTTGGAGACACAAAAGCTGCTGTCGAAGCACAACGCAAAATAACAGCTTTAGCCATTCAAGCGGATCGAGCGGAACAAGCTAAATCGGAACAAGCTAGACATGCTCAACAAGCCCAGCAATATGCTGAATACCAGAAACAACATGTTCAGCAACCGGCACAGCCTAAGAGACCCGATCCAAAGGCGGAAAAATGGGCTTTAAAGAATAGCTGGTTTGGAGACGATCAGGTTATGACTTATGCTGTTTTTGGTATTCACAAAAAACTTATTGAACAAGAAGGGTTTGACCCTCAGAGTGATGAGTACTATACTGAACTAGATCGGCGAATGGCGGACGAGTTTCCGCACAAGTTGAAAAGTCAAAGTAAACGTCCAGCCCAGACGGTTGCTTCTGCTTCAAGAACAGCTACAACTGGGCGCAGTGGGAGAAAGGTTAGACTCACCCCTAGCCAAGTCGCAATAGCGAAAAAATTGGGTGTGCCACTTGAAGAATACGCGAAATACGTGAAGGAGTAATAAAGATGACTGAAGAAACTAAAATCGATAGAAGCTCCCGCGCAAGTAAAACTAGGGAGAAACAGGCTGTGCGTAAGCCTTGGGCTCCACCCTCTGTATTAGATGCACCACCTGCACCTGACGGCTACAAACATCGATGGATTCGTGCTGAGTCACGAGGATTTGATGATACAAAGAACGTCAGCGCAAAGCTTAGGGAAGGTTATGAACTGGTTCGTAAAGACGAATATCCAGATTTTGAAGGTCCCGTAGTTGAAACAGGTAAATATTCTGGTGTATTTGGACAGGGAGGGTTGATTCTCGCTCGAATTCCTGTTGAGACCGTTGCTGAACGTACTGAATACTTCAAAAGTAGAAGTAAAGATCAGATGGATGCAGTGGATCATGACATGATGAGAGAGAACGCCCACTCAACCATGACGATTACTAAACCTGATCGTCAATCTCGTGTAACTTTTGGTGGTCCGAAAAAATAATGAGGACTGCCCCTTTTAGGAGAAAAATATCATGGCAAATGCAACAACCGCCTATGGTCTTCGTCCTATCGGGCTAGTTGGAAGCGGTGCGAACTCTACAGGTGTAACTGAGTACGAAATCGCTTCTAACAATACTAATGCTATTTTTCAGTACTCTATCTGCGTTCCTACAGCAGCTGGTGTTATTGATCAAGCTGGTGCCACAGATGGTGGAACTACGCAAGCGTTAGGTGTCCTAATGGGCGTACAGTACCAAGACTCTGTACAGAAAAAACCTGTATGGTTAAACTACTGGCCTGGTTCGGCCTCTGTTAGCGTTGACACTAACTATCCAGTTAAAGCCTTCGTAGCAGATAACCCTAACCAACTTTTCAAGGTCGCTTCAGACGCTTCCCTAACAGACCGTGCAACGGCTCTGGCAGCAGTGTTTGCTAACGCTTCTCTTGGAACCTCCGCACGAACTGGAAGCACCGACAACGGTAATTCTAATAGTGCTCTTAGCGTTTCTTCAATTGCAGTAACGGCAACACTACCTTTGCGTATTGTTGGCATTATGGATGATGTAGCAAACAGTGATTACACTGCTGCTGGTATTCCACTTATTGTTAGATTAAACGCACATTTCAACGCCGGAACCCGTAGGTTTGATTCACAAACCACTGCGGATTCAACCGGTCTTTAAGGAGGGTTAAACCATGGCTATTTCTCGCGCACAACTGGCGAAAGAGCTAGAACCCGGCCTTAATGCCTTGTTCGGGCTCGAATACAACCGTTACGAAAATGAGCATGCTGAAATCTTTGAAGAGGAGTCATCTGACCGCGCTTTCGAAGAAGAAGTAATGCTTGCTGGTTTCTCCACAGCACCTGTTAAAAATGAGGGTAATGCCATCAGTTTTGACGATGCTCAGGAAACATTTACAGCTCGTTACACACACGAAACTATCGCACTTGCATTCTCGATTACAGAAGAGGCTATCGAAGATAACCTTTATGATCGTCTTGCATCTCGATATACAAAGGCTCTTGCACGTTCAATGGCCCAAACAAAGCAGATCAAGGCAGCAGCTATTTTGAACAATGCGTTCAATACTAGCTTCCCTGTCGGTGATGGTGCAGCTCTTTGCTCATCCGCTCACCCTAGCTTGTCTGGAAACCAGCGTAACGTATTGACTGTAGCAGCTGACCTCAACGAGACCTCTCTTGAGCAGATGCTTATTGACATTGCAGGTCTTACCGATGAGCGTGGTCTAAAGATCGCTGTTCGTGGAACAAAGTTGATTATCCCTAAAGAACTGCAATTTATTGCAGAGCGGGTTATTAACTCAAATCTACGTTCAGGAACTGCTGACAACGACAACAACGCAATGAAGTCTATGGGTATGATTCCTGATGGCGCAGTGGTTAACCACTTCCTAACGG